CCTCATCTCACCGGCCATCCGCTGGTTCAACTTCGTCTTCAAGGACCCCAAGCTGGACATCGACAAGGATGCTCGGGCCTGGCTGGACGAGTGCACCGACATCCTCTACGACTCTCTGCAGGACTCCGCTTTCAACCTGGAGATGGCCTCTTGCTTCATGGACCTGGGGGCGTACGGGAACAGCTGCCTCACCCTGGAGACGGAGTCGGAGCTGGAGTGGATGGGGGCGGACTGGACCTCGGTTCCGTTGCGTGACGTCTATTTCGAGATGGACTACCGGGGGAAGCCGAAGACCTTCTACAAGTTCCTCCAGTGGACCCCGGTACAGATTGTCTCCCGCGGGGAGAACGACAAGGAGTGGCGGGATTCCATCCCCGAGTACATCAAGACTCGCGCGGGAAGCGCCGAAGCGTCAGGGCAGAAGATTGACCTCATCTACTGCGTCTACCGGCGGCTGAAGCCAGACGGCAAGCCCATCAAGGAGCCTGGCGACCAAACGACTCTGCCACCAGAGCTGCGTCCCTGGGGCTGCAAGTACGTGCTCCGGGGAACGTCCGGGGAGTCGGAGAAGAAGGGATGGGAAGGCGGGGAGCTAGGGAAGGAAGGCGGCTACTACCGTATGCCGGCCATGATTGCCCGCTGGGAGAAGCTCGCCGGGAGCCAGTGGGGTCTGGGCCCAGGCAACGTAGCCCTCCCGACCGTCAAGTACCTGAATGCATGGATGGAGACGGAGAAGCTGGCAGCAGAGAAGGCAGTCGACCCCCCAATCCTTGCTACCGAGCGGGGCCTCATCAGCCCTCCAGACCTGACTCCTGGGGGAATGAACGTCGTCCGAACGATGGATGACATGAAAGCGTTTGAGAACAAGGCCAACTTCCAGGCAGCGTACGGCTCCATTACTGAACTCAGGCAGATGGTGAACGAAGTCTTCAAGGTGGAGGACCTGAAGCTCAAGGAATCCCCCGCGATGACTGCGATGGAAGTGCAAGTCCGGTACGAAATGATGACCCGGGTCCTTGGACCGCCTGCCGTTCGGATTCAGAATGACCTTCTTTCTCCGGCCATCAAGAACCTCTTCCATATGATGGCGAGGTACAACCAGTTTAAGCCACCCCCGCGACAGGTGCTGGAGAACCCCCTGGGGTACGACATCGAGTACCAGGGACCGCTGATGAAGGCACAGCGCGCACAGGAGGTAGCACAGATGGAGCGCTGGGCGGGCATCGCCATGAACCTGGTGAAGGTCTTCCCGGAAGTCACTTACGTCTTCGACGCGGTGAAGTTCATGAAGGAGGCAGCGGACCGTCTCTCTGTTCCGGTGACTGTGCTGGCTGATGACCGGACCATCGAGGCGAAGGAAAAGCAGGCCGAAGCGGACAAGAACCTGCAGCGGGCCCAGGTGGCCAGCGAGGTGCAGAAGAATCACGCGGACGCAGCGTCCACTGCGATGGAGGCGCAGGGGCTCGCCACTGGAGCCCAACAGCTTGAGTCATGACCGAACGACCCAGAAATCTCAGGTACGAAGCGGCGCAGAAGGAGGCACGAGTACGGTTCTTCACTCGTGTCAGATTGGCTCACGAAGTATTGAATACGCCTGGCGGGAAGCAGCTTCTGGAGGAGCTGCGCTTCACGGCGTTCAATCCGCCAGGTGGTGGAATCTATGTTCCGGACTCCGACCAGACTCAGTTCAACCTGGGCGTGTTGTTCGTCTATGATATGTTGGAACGCATTCAACGTGGTCTGACGGAGGAGGATTCGAATGGCGGATGAAGTCCCGGAGTGGGCATCTGGTCTGCCCGATGAACTGAAGGCGTCACCGTCCATCCTGAAGTTCCAGGACCCGGCGGCGCTGGCCAAGTCGTACGTGGAGCTGGAGAAGACCCTGGGGAATTCTATTCGTCCTCCCGGTCCCGATGCTCCTCCGGAGGCGAGGACGGAGTTCTTCACCAAGCTCAAGGAGAAGGTTCCGGAGCTGGTCAACAGCAAGGACGAAAATGCTCTACTCGGTGCTCTTGGGGCCCCAGCGAAGCCAGAGGAGTATTCTCCGCCTACTGAGCTGGGTGAGCTTCCTCCTGAGCTGGTCAAGGGATGGCAGGAGCAGGCAGCGGAACTCAAGCTCACCAAGAAGCAGGCTGCTGCCGCGCTGAAGAAGCAATTCGAGCTGTACGCCAATCAGAATACCCTGGTAGAAAAGGCCAGGACAGAATTGAAGACAGAGTGGGGTGCGGCACTGGAGGAGCGCACCAGGCTCGCGGCAGCGGCAGCAGAGAAGATGGGGTTCCCGTCCAGTGCCTTGGAAGTCATCAAGTCTGGACGGGGCTCCGCTGCCGAGATGCGAGCTTTTTACAATACGGCCAAGGCCCTCGGTCTGGACCGACCGGGAAACAACATCGCAGCCTCTGGCTCCAACACCGGAACGCCTGCCCTGACGCCCCTGGAGATTCGAACCCGGATGGCAGAAATCCAGAAGAATCCCGCGTACTTCAAGGCGTCGGTGGACACCGTCCTGCACTCCCATCTGAAGCAGGAGATGCTCAAACTGGCGGGCATGCTTCCTGAAGACTAGTTGACACTGCACCCGTCGTCCGATAGCGTCATGACTCAGGGTGAAGCTGGGAGATAATCAATATGACCTCCCAGCTTCATCCAGTCCATAAGTCGTAGGGCCTGCGTTGGGCAGACAACCCAAAGACGGACTCACAACCCGTTTCTTGGAGTTCCGCACGTATGGCAACTACGATTTCAAATGCACATATCCGGACGTACGAAAGCAACGTCCGGTTCCTCGCTCAGCAGCTGATTGCTCGCCTCCGTCCGTTCGTGATGGAAGTCAATCGGCAGTCTGAGAACCACAACTGGGACCGCCTCTCGGCTGGTACCGCTGCGCAGAAGACGACTGCTGCTCAGGCAACTCCGAACAACCAGGGTGGAGCGTGGACCCGGCGTATGAGCACGGTCACCACGTGGAACACCGGTGACTCGGTCGAGCCTGAGGACATCGTTCAGATGCTCATCGACCCGAACTCGTCGATTGCCTACAGCCAGGCAGCGGCGATGAAGCGCACCATCGACTCGCTGCTCATCGCGGCTGCGACGGGCAACGCGGTGGACGGGACCGGCGGCACCATCGCCTTCCCGGCGGGGCAGACCATCGGCACTGGTGCTGAGAAGTTCAGCTTCGACGTCGTGACTGCGGTGACCGAGAAGTTCCTGAACAACAACATCGACCCGACCGTGCGGAAGTGCGCGGCCATCGGGCCGACGCAGATGAGGAAGCTCCTCCAGCTGACGGAGGCGACCTCGGACGACTACGTGAACGCCAAGGCACTGGCGAACACGGGGTACGTCGAGAACTGGATGGGGTACGACTGGGTCGTGTCCACCCTGCTCACCAAGCCCACTCCAGGGACCGACATCAGGTGCCTCTTCTTCACGCAGCGGGCCTTGGGTCTGCACGTGGCGAAGGACATCTGGACGCGCGTGGCGGAGGACCCCTCCATCAGCTTCGCGTGGCGTATCTACTCCGCTCTCACCATGGGTGCGATGCGGGTTGAGGACGAGCAAATCGTCCAGTGCTACCTCGCGGATAGCCTCTAGTCCGCACTGGGGACCGGCCTGCTTACCTCCTCCAGCGGCCGGTCCCCAGGTTTTTTTATGGAGAATTAAATATGCGCCTCTGGCAACTTCCGGGCGACAACATCACCTCCGACAACGTGGACTACTCCACGGCCACACCAGCCTCTGGCCTCACGGTGAACGAGAACCAGTACCTGATGGCGGTGGGAGACAACGTCCTGAAGTACCGTCAGGACGAAATCCTCGACACCATCGAATGGCTCAAGAATGAAGCCTCCGCCCAGATGGAGACCGCTGCATTTCCTCGCCCTGCCTACGGGGCAAACGGAGGAGCTACCCTCTTCCGCACCTCGCTCATCGCAACCTCGTTCGGGCAGAAGTACACGTTCACGCTCGTCACCGACACCGACCTCACCTCGAACCCCATCACCGACGAGAACTCGGTCTACTGGGGGTACTCGGTCGGGACGGCGGGGCTCGACGTGAACGACGTGGCGAAGATGGGCTCCGGTGGTTTCGACCGGGCGTTCGAAGAGATGAAGCAGTATTACATCCAATCCGACCAGGCATCCTCATGAACACACTTCTCTGGAGTGCATTCGTCAACCTCCGTGCCAATGGCATTGCGGCTGCTACGGCGCGGACCACCATCGCCACCATGGTTCAGCAGGACTCTGCTGACCAGTCGGCAGCCATCGCCCGAATGACGGCGCTGGATGCAGCGATGACTACTCAAGCAGGGCTGGCAGTGGGCTCTCGGGCTTCTTGGTACATCCCGAACAGCTACGGTCAGCTCGGGAATCACCTGTAATGAATTCCTGGAATCTGTCCTGGCTGTGCAATCTTCGGGCAGCGGGCATCGTCTGGGCGACCGCCAAGGCGACTGTCCTCACCGGGGTGGCAACCGACCAGACGGTGGCAGGGCTGGCCTGTGAGGCGGCCAAGGCCGACATCGAGACGCCGCAGGCCGCCATCACAATCAATTACAGCTTCACGCTCGCCGGGGAGACGATGAAAGGGGAAGGCGCGCTCGATTTCGGCGGCCAGAGCATCACAATAGGTTTTGATCTCAAACGCGTCAGCGCAAACCCGGGCGCGGGCGCGACATCCGCATCGGCCGGGCAACAGCCGGGGGCGCAG